TGCATACGGTGTCTGCCATACAACATCCGTACCCTCTAAATGTCCGCTATCAATTAGCCTTCCGGGGTCATCGTACAACCCCTCTACATCAAAAGGTACATATGGTTCGCTTAACATTAAGACCGCTTCAGTAACTACTTTCTGGACTCTCCCCATTGGTTCAAGCCCAAGCCCTTTGATGCAATCTTTTAAGTTAAACTGTATTTCGTAATCGTATCTGCTCATCGTAGTGTTACCTTGATGTTCTTAAGAAAGTCTCTGTTCCGATTGTCTGATACTCTCTCCACGATCCCGAAGTATTGGAAACGCTGCTTAATCTCTTTGGGTGTCAAATCCTCGTTGCATATGCCTAAAACACACATATCTTGCCCGTTGCGTGTATCAAAGGTGTAGTAACCGTCTTTGTTCGCCAAATTAGCGTATGTGATGGGGTCAACGTATACGGGGTTCCCGTAATCGCGCCCACAATCAACCGTTATCGATTCTACCCTCTGTTGACTCTGCGTTGTGCCGGAAGTGATTGTTTCAAGCTTGTTATGCGCCCATTGAACACCTTTTATAATCGAGCGTTTCCAAACACCCTCTTCAATCTGATTGAATACCGTCATTGTATCTGTGAATAACATTAGTAAGCCCTCACTAATCCCGTACCGCTTAACCATGCGCGGATGTTCGATGCCATTTCGTTACGAAGGTCGGCTTCGTCCTTAATCGCGTACGTCTCGCTATATCCGTCGTTAGATACGCTTGATAAGCCTTTACCGCGCCCACTATTTGCATCGGATATCATTTTATCAATGACATTGCAAATACAATCTTTAAGCACGTCATAGCCGTATGTCTGTGGGGTAATCGCATCCCAATTGGGCTTCCCGATTACCTCTCTTACTTTCTGCTCTGCCAAGGCTTCAAGCTTGGGAAACTCGTCTGATTCACAATTGTTGTGAAGGGAGTCATAATACTCCCAATTTACTATTGATGACATATTAGTGACTCCCTTCAAAAAGGTTTACTTATTTCATGGACTTGCAAAGAACTGCTTCGCCGGTGGTTACCTTGTAACCTGTGTTAACTTCTTCCTGCACCTTAACACCGTTGAAGTTTTCGGAATCTACGATTCTTGCCATTTCAAGGTTGTTAACGATTGAGAAAGCGTTGTGATCGTACATTACATACTCAACCTTGGTAAAGGTAGCGGTTGTAAGTGTGCCTGCTGCGTTGTAGTAAGTAGCGGTTGTTGCACCGAGTCCGTTAGCCTCGATAAAGGTCATGCCAAGCCACTTACCCATCTGTCCGTTGGTGTTTGCGTAATCGTTGATAACGGGTGTGTACTGTGTGCCTGCGGTCTCAAGCAGGATTGCGAAGAGGTCGGGCGAACACATTACTACATCGGGGTGTGCCTTAGCCTTAACAAGCTTTGCGCGGTCTGCAAGGATGAGCTTCTTAAGGTTAGCGGTTGTAATGGTTGTATCGGTAGATGCGGTCTGTGCTGCTTCTGTTACGAGACAAGCAAGTGCGCTCTGTCCCCAACCTTCGGAAACTTCCTTGGTTGCAACTTCAAACTGCTCACGGGCAACATCTGCTTCCATGTTTTCAGCCTGCACGTTATAGATCTTGTTGGACTTCTGGAAGTTGTTGTTAAGTACGATGGGAATAAGGGTATCGGATGTTGCTACATCTGTGAAGTCTCTGCCGGGAGCGCCGGGAGTAACTGCGGTAGATGAAAGCTTACGAACATAAATACCGCCTGCCTTCTCTTCGTACTTGGATGTGAATGTTAAGCCGTCAACGAATACTGATTCATAGTAAAGATTAGGCTCAAATAACTTGGAATACTTCTCGTCTACGTGTAAGTTACCGTAAATAACTGCCATAGTGTTTTCTCCTTCTTATGCGTGGTAGAAGGGGTTTCCTTTGTACCTATCGGGTAAGTCCTCGCCACCGGTAGCACCGAAAGCAGTCTTGCCAATAGGCGGTTTTCCCTTCTGCTCTGTCTGTGTTTCAAATAGATACGCATCGGACTTAGCTAAATTATCAAGCGCAGCTTTGATGTCCTCTTTCTGATTCTTGGAAGCTTTAAGGGCATCCAAATCAAGTAAAGCGGTTATCGCCGTTGCGTTCTTGCCTTTAGCGGTCGCGATGGAATCCTTAAGAATATCGTTAAAATCTCGGTCTGCGAGTTTCTGCGTATACTCTTTATCCTTGGTTGCAAGTTTCTCGTTGAGTTCGGTAATCTGCTTTTTAAGTCCTTCGGTGTCAACACCTTCAAACTTCTTTAAGGACTCTTCATAAGTTCCTACCTTTTCGGTTAAAGCCTTAATCTTTTCGTCCTTCTTCTCCACCTCTGCGATGGTCTTGTAGTTTGCCGTTACCTCTTTGTTGATTGCTTCTTTCTGCTCCTCGGTAAGAGTTACTTTCTGCTCTTCCAAGATGGTTAAGATATTCTTCATGTTGTATTCTCCTTAAATAATTTGTTGACCGCACTTTCTGCGGTAGGGAAAACGCATTGCATGGAGTCGAACCATGCCCCTTGGGTTATGGGTGTTCCCAAGGGTTTCCGTGATGCGTAAAATGAAAGGAGGTGTGCCAGAATATGACTAAAACGCTGTGCCGGTGCGTTCATACTCAATAAAAAAAGCGAATGGATTTCTCCACTCGCTCAAATGCGATCACATCAATTTTTATTTCCGTTGTAGACTACCTTCTTTGAATCTCGGTAAATAATCACGTTACCGTCCGGGTAACACCGAATCAATACATCGTCATTCTCTTTAAGAATCTTCTGCACCGACTCAAAAAGGTTATCTTTAGTTGGCATCTTAATCAATTTTTCCATGCGTGTGTCCTCAAATGTCTACACCTATATTTTACCATATTTTAGAGGTTTTTAAAACGCTTCCAAGCATCGGTCTTGGTTAAGTCTGCGGTATTTCCTTGGTAGTCTGTCCTTACGCTTGAAGGCTTCACACCACATAGCCTACAAAATGCCCCGTAATCTTGCGTTTTATGGCTTATCTTCTGCTCAATGGGGAATGTATCCATGTTTAATCTTTGCATGGCTTCACGCTCCCGTTTGAGCCTTCTGATGGTGTATTCCATACGGCGCATCTCTTGTATCTGTGCGTATCCGTCTAAGGTTCTTCCGTTCCACTCAACGTTTTTCCTTGGAATCAGCCTTGCAGGGAGTTCTGATACACCCTCAAACCAAGGGTGGGTTCTATGTCGGCAGTTGTAACCATACAAGCCTAAAGGATTGCTTGCGCTTGGGTCATACATATTGTAGCCGGTAATCGTGTACAAATCGTCTATGCGCTCTTGCTTAATGCGCTTCGCTTCTTCTTCGTAGTTCCCAAGGCGAATAGAATATACCTTGCCTTGCCAATCTTCGTGATTCTGTATGCCTATACCCTTGTTACGTGCGTTCTCATGCTCTGTAACGTACACCAAAGGTACACCCGTATCAATTATATTCTGCGCCTGCACTTGACCGCTTAACTGATGGCATCCCGTGCGTAGTGCCAACCTTACCGCGCTATCAAGCTGCATCGTTCTACCGCTTGAAAAGTCAATGGAGCGTATACCGCTCTGCGCAAGGTCTTTTACTACCGACTTAATCACCGTAGTAGCATCAAAGCCCCCGGAGATTTTAATTAAAGCCTTGTTAAGCTCCATGTTGTAAAGATTCAGTACGGGTTCTGCGCCGTTTATAGCCTTAAACGCAAGGGTCTGTGTAAGGTTTAATATATCTCTGCCCGTCTGCCTTTGCATGGCATCTATGAGGCTTGGCAAGCGTGATTTCGATATCTCCATTCCTTGTGATTGCCAAACACTCATATCGTCAACCCATGACATATTCCCTGCCTTGGATATTATCTCGTCACCGCTCTTTATGGCATCGTTTACGATATCGTCAATAAGCTTCTTTATATCTCTTTTGTACGCAAGGGTGTTTTCGTCAACCATCTTACTAAATGCGATATCCGCACGAATCTTTTTAAGCACCTCTGCTTGTATCTTCTGCGGTGAGAATCCAAGTGAGCGCATATTGATAACGGTTAACTCTGCCGTGCGTGTATAGGTCAAAGTCTTTCTTAACCTTCTGCACACATCGTTTATAACTTCTTGCTCCAAGTATTCAAAAAGAGGGCTTAACGCTTCGCCCATAACTTCTATCTGTTCATCGGTAAGCATCTAAACCCTCTCCCTTCTTTAATCGTTCTCGTTTAAATTGGAGTCCTCTAACTCTTCCCCGTCCTTGCGCTCTTGGTTTCTGATAACCAAATCTTTAGCGGTTTTCTCATCAAGGTTGTACGCTTCCATGAGATACCATATTGTCAACTCTGGAATGTCAAAGGTCTGCGCATCGGCTCTTACTCTCTCAAGCTTCGCGTTCTTATCCTCAATGTATGAATCGTCATAATCAACGTTGATTTCGTTAAAGGCAATCTTCTCACCACCGAATCTATCCATAAACCATGCCATAGCGGTTATGAGGTTCGAAATATACTCGGTTGCGCTACCCCTCTGCTTGTTGACTTCCTGCATGCAATCTTGACGTTCTCCGATGTACTCGGATGCGGTCTTTATCTGTCCGTTTTCAAAGGTATATTTCTTTGTGCCGTAACCGAACATCAAAGAGAACAGTGAAAGCAGAGTTTCAAAGACTTTGGTTATCTCGTCAATGCGGATCGTGGGATTATATTCGTGTATCAAACTGTTTGCTTCCGGAAGCTTCTCGCCCAAGAGCACAAACAACTTCTTCTGCTGCGGTGTAAGCATCGGTAAGCCCGTTATAGAGTCCGTACCGATACATGATAACAACTCATTGATAAATACAAGCTTATCGCCTTTATCAAGGTCACCAAAGAGGATATTATAAGCAAGGTCTAAAGCCTTTAATACGGGGATTGCTTCGTGCAATTTAGGAAGTCCGTATCCTTCCATATCCTTAAGGTTGTTAACCTGCGCGGTACGCATCAATGCGAAGGGCTTTACATCGCCCAACTCAATGCTCACCATCTCTTCAACGGTCTCATCTGTTACGCTTACGGTATCACATCTGTATGTGCCGTTATCGTTAAGTCTAAAGGCTACAACCGTGCCAACCTTCTTGCCGTTCTTTAAGAATTCACCGCAGAAAGCACACTCGATAACCTCGTCGTTTTCAACGGTAATCGGTATTACTTGCTCACCGCTCATAATATAGTTAATGGCAGGTGTGCCTTTGGTGAGTACATCGCCCGTGTAGTACGCATCCTTAAGATACCAATACGCGCCAACAGTACCCGTTGCGCTTGTCTCTTCCAACTGCTTACGGAACATTACATTAAAGTTATTCGCCTTAAGAATCTCGTTAACTCTGTCTGTACTGTTGCCGGTATCGATATTCACCACCTCGCAGAGGTTGGCATCGTCTGCACATCCGCGCTTTGCGAAGTTCATTGACTCGATTATGACTTTTGCACCGTTTAAATTAACCCTCGTATGGAAAGCCGTTTCGGAGTTCGTATACCAATTGTTACACTTTGCAATGATGTTACGTGCCTTGACATTAGGTGTAATGCCTAACAGTTTCAATGCCTTATCAAGTGCCTTGTTCTCCATCCTTCTTATCTCCTCTGCAAGTCGATATATTTGATAAACGTTAATATGGTGTAGTTTTCTGCATCCCAATAGTCATTGATGTTACCGATGTTCTTATCCTCTGGGATATCCTTTTCCTTTTCATCCCAACGGAGATTGCAGAAAGCTTTTATTACACCCTCGCAAGATTGATTTATCTTGTGCCTTCCCGTGGTTAATAACAAATCATAAGTTTTAGGTCGCTCGCTTACTTCGTTCTTGTAGCAACCTGCTATTGTTGACGGGTTAATACCGTTCTGTCTTGCCACCGCACGTAATGAGTTAATCATTGTGGGTGATGCGCTATCCGGGAACACCCAATCAATACCACCGCCCCTATACGGCAGCCATTCTTCCGTCCATCGTCTGTAACACTCAATGAACTTATCGCATATTGCCTTTGAGTCTACATCCTCGGTGATGGGGAGTGCATCTTCTCGGAGTGTCCTAAACTCTTTGTATCCGTTTATATATCCCTTCAAAACAAATACTGTCTTTGACCCATTACCGCCGAAGTCGATACCCATTGTAAGTTTGGTATACTGATGGCTTTTACACTCCTCATCATCGACAATGAATTGTTCTTTATGCTCTGCGAAGTACCTAAAGATAATGCCTTCGGCAACTACCCTTAAGCCTTTAATATCACGCTCATACCATACCGTTCCTTTGCGGTACGTCCTCAATATGCCCCTTATCTTCTCGTCAGATAGGCTCATATTGTCGCATAAGGTAAAGTGTCCGTAATTGTAGCCGTATGTACTGTCAATCGCTTGTTGCTCTTCATGGAATCCGATAACATCCGTGTAAAACCAATGCTCCGGTTCTTTTGGGTTTAAGTCCATGAATATCTTACGATCCGCAGATGATAACGTTCTGTCGAAACACTCTTGAATAAAGTTTGGGTGACACTCGTTTGCTTCGGTGATATACACCATGCCGTAAGTGTTACCCTTTATCAGCTTCTCATCGCCATTCTTACCGCCACCGCTTACAAGTACCACTTTAGTACCCGTTTTGGTTTGCACATAAACGCAAGAGCGGTCTTGATACTTGCCCTCGTAGCATCTGCCCTCAAAGTAATTAAGTAGCCCGTATCCGTCACAATCGAGAATATTTAATCGTGCGGTTGCGCTTGATACACCGGCTATTAAATGTATCTTGTTAGGGTGAGTTTCCAACTGTGCGCAAAAGTCCTCTGTGCATAACACGTTCTTACTACCACGCTTGCCACCCTCTGCAACGTTAAGCCATGAGGTTAAAGACCGAATGAAAAACTCATATTGATTTTGGCTAAAAGGCGCACGTACATTCATTACTCAAAATCATCTATCTTTCTGTTGGGTGAGGTGTTCTTCATTACTTCCGCAAGGGTCTGTATGTTCTTAAGAACTGTTTCAATGCTTGTATCCTCGTCCTTGGGCTTATCTCTCTGCCCTAACATATTCTTGCCAAGGAATATCTGCATAGAAGGGTTCATACCCTCTGTTGCAAGCTTCCATTGCGCCCTTCGTAACGAAGTCTTACCGCCTTCCCTTTTTTCACGAAAAACTTCCGAAAAATTCTTGTTGTAAATTTCTCTGCACCACTTGTTTAAGGTCATATCATCCACATCAAGTACCGCAAGAATCTCTTCCTGCGTGCATTGTATATGGCATAACTCCTCAAATTGTTTCTGCTTAATTTCCTTACGTGGTCTGCCTACTTTATTTTTCGCCGGTTGCTTCTTCTTTTCTGCTGCCATAGTTTGCGCTCCTAACTACGTGAGGTATAACGATCATCTTACCGATGTGTCCGACTTGTACACGTGAATCGCACCAAACCTTGTGTTCTTTGCCTAACTTCTTTCCTAACTCTTTCCAACGTAAACAAAATGATGCATCCTCTCCGAAGGGATAAGCACGTTTAAAGCAGGTGCCAAACTCTTCCATAACCGCCTTTAATGCAGATATCTTGATAAGAGTAAATGCCATGCCGGTTGTATCAACCTCAAACAACTCATTCTCTGGGTAGTCAATGTAAATCTGCCCGTCCTTTACGATCGTTGGAGTATACGGATAAGCTCTCTTGTGGAATATACCGCTTATAACGTTCTTGTCATCATTAAGCAGCGTTTTGTACGCATCTGCTCCAAAGGTCATATCAGAGTCAATGAAAAGGATGTGAGAATATCCCCCTTCGATTGCTTCCTTTGCGAAAGCATCCCTCATATCATCAATCAAGCTTCCCTGCGTAATCCTTGTTTCGCCTTGGAAGTCTAAACCCATGATAGAAGATACAGTTTCAATAGGCATATCTGCCTTGGTTGGTATGCACATCAATACTTTGTTCATTTTGTTTACCCTTTCCGTGTGAAAATAAAAAGAGCCACACTACCGCAGGGGTTCACCTCGATAGCGTGACTCAAATGTCACCTAAACAACACATTATTTCACTATTATTTTACCATATTTTGGCTTAAATTCATAGGTCAATCGCTCTTGTGGTGCTTTTCCTGCTCCATCATTTGCCCTAACATTAAGCCGAAAGCGAAACATAAAAACGGTAATATCTTATCTATCAATTCTCATCACCTCGCTTGGTTCTCCGCTCATTGCCTTTTTATACCGCTCAACGCTTTTTATCACGTCTGTTTTAAACTCTGCCGTGTCTTTTAAAGGGATATAGTCTTTAAGGTCTACTTTGCACCCTTTTACTTCCACATCGGTTATGCCTGCGCTTTCCAGAGCTTCTTTGATTGCTTGTTCCGCTTCCGGGTGACATACAATGCATATCTTTTTATCGTTCATTCTTCATTCCCCCTTTGCAATCTTTAACGCTTCGTCAACGCTAATGCCGAACTGCTTTTTAAAGGCATGCGCCGAAACAGCGTAATATCGGCGGAAAGGATAACCATAAGAACAAGGCAACTTGTCGGCTTTAAAGTCAATATTCACTTCAAAATATTTTTTGTAGTTTTTGTTGAAATGTTTCAATGCGGTTTCCTTGTCTGAATGTACTTCTATGTCAGATACTTTGTACATTACATTGTAATAGAATGTTACCCATCTGCTCATATCTCTCCCCCCTTATACGGACTCGGCTCGTTTATCTGCGGTTCAACCTTGACGGACGGCAACTTGGCAATACTCGCTGAATACCCTTTGAAATCCTCATAACTTTCCGCATATCCACTTGCTACATAATCCGAAAGTGCTTCAAGTGCGCTTTCTCTGC